GGTAATTTACTTAATATAAAGTCATTCGGTCTATAACCAATATAATTTACATTTGGTAATGCTTTTGCTTGGTCATATAATTCTTGGTAATTATGATCATTATCTTTTTTAAATTCATCTCCATATATTTCACAACTGCTGTACACATCAAGCTCAACATTCTCACCTTCAAGATATTGCATAGCTCCTAATAAAACATTTAAACCACGCCAAGGTGTATTGTGGTGTATAATTCGTAAACGATCACCTTTATTATAGTTACTAGATTTTGGAAAGCTTGTTATACCATTTTTAATAACATGACATCTATCGGTTGGTACGCCAAAACATTTTCTATATTGTTCATAATTCCAATGTGAGTTAAATACATACCAGTCATATTTAGTGTGGTTTTCTTTATTATCAAACCATGGTTTTATATTTGGTTGATCGGGAGCATTTTTTTGCCACAAGATATTTACTTTATCTTTAGACAAAGGTGTTTTTTCAGGAACAGATAAACAGATTTGAACATCTTCTAACAATTCTTTTTTAACATATTTATTTAAAAAATTGTTTTGAAGTTCAGTTCCCCCTAAAGGATTCAATCTGTTCCTCCTTCAATATCCAACTGTGGTACGATAATTGTAACGTCCCTTTGAATCTCTTCTTCAGTTGTCGCAGACATTTGATCGTTGATATCGAATTTTGCTTCTGCTTCTGATGCATAAACGTGACCAGTCCTTTTATTGGTAATCTTAGTTTTTGATTCGCAGTGTATTACTTTCATATCTAAAAAATAAGGAATATTAAAATATTTATTATTATATATGTTGTCATGTTCTTAAATTTACATAATAAAAAAAAATAAATCAACCATTTTCTTGCGAACGATCAATAAGAGCATACGACACACAACCTGTAATCTCGTTTGCTGTACCTGCTTGTATTTTTAAAATATCACTAGCTTCAAGATTTAAACTATCTTTTACTAAGTTATCAAAAGATTTATTTAATTGCACATGACTAATCTCAACATCAGCGGATCCTCCAGATTTTCGTAAAAATAAATCTACGTCTACATTACTTGACGCTTCGTGACTAGCTTGAACAAGTTTTACAATAATTGTTGCATCTGATGGACAAGTTAGAATTGTAGTAACATCGGTGGTAGTCAGATTAAATGTTTCACTTTTGTATTGTATTGTCATGACATAAAATAATTAAAAGTATCTTGTTCATTTTTAATATCAGTTTTATAACTGAAATTAAGCTGGTTTACAAGTGTTGATAACGCTTGTGTAAGTTGTCTTTTGTCTTCAAAATTATACTCACTTTTTAAATCTGGTAACATTAAATTTATTTTCATTATCTTCTTCCATCAGCTTGAACATCAGCACGGAAAGAACCAAAACGCCAAGTTTCATCTGTGCTTTCATTTTCTATTTTCAAAGCTGCAAAACGTCCTCGTGCTCTTGTGTCAATTTTACTTGTAGATGATGTTATTGTAAAAGGTCCTAAACTTGATGATGTCTCTGTTTCTGCTGGAAAGTCTTTTAATAACAATGATATTTTTGCGTTACCATCTATCTTAGCAAAGTCTGGTATAAAACGTCTTATCTTAATAAAAAACTCACCTTGTGTTCCCTCAAAGTCTAGACTAAAATCACCCGACTCAATAAAGGCGGGTATAGCTGTTTTGCCTCCAGCACTATCTACTTGATCAGTGCCCGTTTCATGTTCGTAAAAAGTGGTTGCACCTGCAGTATTGGTAATACCATTTATGGAAAAGTTAGGAACAGCTGTTGAATTAAATTCAGTTGCATAAGGATTATCAAAAGTAATTTTATCTACATAAGTTGTTCTTGCAAGTGAGCTAGTTGTCCAAACACCCTCTCTGTAATTTAGAGTTACACATCTATCAATTACATCAGACCCAAATTTCGGATAGAACCAATTTATCTCTGTGAATAAAGAATTAAAACCTGCAAAGACAATTTCATTTTGTTGAAAATTAAAACCTAAATCATCGCTGGATTGTGTGGTAAACACAAAATCTTCAACAGAACATGGTATTTTTTTTACACCACCTCCGTCATATACAAAGAAACCCCCAGTTCGTCCCATCCAATATACTACACCATCTACATGCACTATTGAATGTTGTGACATAGCTCCACAGTTTGTACCGACCTGTCTAATAGAAAATGTAAAAGGAGGACCTACAAATTGCATAACATAAGCTGAAGTATCCGTAACAATGAATGTCAAGTCTTTAGCACGTACAGCCCCAACAATTTTTGAGCCAGAATCAAGTTGAAAAGTTCCTGCTGTGTTTACAGAGGTAGCAGCATATGTCGTTCTGTCCTCTTGATCTGAAAAACGTATAAACATCTTGTCTTGTGATGCAACTGTGCCTATGGTAGTTTCAGTTCCTAAATGAATTAAATGTCTGTCCGTATCTGATACAATAGTTTGCACTGAGGCTGTTGGATTTGAAGTTACAACAGTTGCTCTTGTAGTCAAAGCGTTTGAAGCTGAGGGATTCCATTCAAATGTTCTTCCGTTACGAACTGTGGCTATAAGAATTTCACCATAATTATCTAGTGACCAATTTCCTGGTTCAAGCACAGTATCCGTTGTGCTACTTGCCTCACCCCAATCTTGGCTTCCACTCCAAGTACCAGTTCCCCAACCAAAACCCTGTGTCTGTATTAAAGGACCAATTTCTTCATAAGGTGTAACTGTTGCTGAGCCAGCTGCTGTGATACCAGCTCCAGATTCATTAGCTGACATAGTAATTGTAAAAGTATTCGCAGTTGGAACAGAGATAACTTCAAATGGATTTGTTGTGAAATCAGCAGTTGCAAACCCAGTCCCAGATCCTGGTAAAGTTACACTCGAAAAAACAACATACTCTCCAACTTTTACCTCATGTCCAGTCTTGTTTATTGTGACTGTAGCCGAGCCATTTGTTGTGGTAATGGTACAAGATGTTAAAGCTGTTCCGAGCGGTGAAATATCATAAAAGGCTCCCTCATAATATAAAAACAAACCTTTAGTAGTGCCTATTGCAATATATTTGTTGCCGTCTAAGGCAACCCAATTGTGTATACCTCTTGCTACACCCGGTAAGGTGTTTACTATTGGTTGTGTCCACCCACCAATTTTTTCTGGTTCTCCATAACGAAATCTAACAAAATCACCATCTGTCCACTGGTATTCAGCAGTGGTCTTTGTCATTTGTTTATTAAAACCAGGTTTAAATGGAATCTTTATTAAAGGCATTTTACCTCGCAGTTACAGGACTTGTTCCATCCCCAACAAACGGATGTTCAGCAAATGCTATGTAAACATAAGTGGCTCCATTTAAATTAGAGGCATCATTATTTATTCTTTGTTTAAACCCATTTGACAATATATCAATATATGTTTGAGCCGCTTCAAAATTTGTACGATTCGGCATCAAAGTTTTTTCGCAAGGGTTAAAGGTATCTCTTGTTGTATCTTTTAAATACCAATTACCTGTTGAAACATTTTTCATTAAAACAAAAGCTGGTCGGAATCCTGTGTACACAAATGTACCATCTGTACCTCCGCCTCCAGTGTAGCCACCAAATTTACTAAAACCCTCTACTCCATGCCAACAATAGGCGACAAATTCACCTGTATTGTTATTTGTATTACCACTACCTAGAGTAAATGTTGTTGCATTTGGAGCTATGTTGTTCCAAGTTAGTGCAGAAGTGCCAAAAGCAGTGTCACTACTTAAAAGAAAATATTTAGTTGCACCTTGTGATGAATGATAACCATGCCAACTACCAGTACTATCTAATCTTTTAGTAACTATAAATTCTGGAGCTTGTGATAATCCGTGGCCAACTGTTGCACCAGCAGTAGCATTTCCAGTATATTGCACGATAGAAAATCCAGCAGTTGTATTAGCTTGGACAACTGATGCAATTGAACCATCATTATTAGGGTCTTCAACAGTACCTCCATTTGCTACCCAGTTCCAAGCTACGAAAGAATCACCACTTGCATTTAATCCTGTCAAATCTTCAATTTCTATGCCACCTTTTAAAAACCTTTGCACACCATTAGTATAAGTTGCTTCAGCTTGTGTTAAGTTTGAAAATATGCCTTTGTGTCTACCTCTACTACTATCTCTAAGTCCGTGACTATAAGCACTATCCCTGTCTTTAATCCAAGTTAGACCAACTATGCCTTTATCTGTGGTTGATAGGTTGTCTTGTTGTAAAGCGACAAAGTCAGTTGGTGGGGTGTGTGCGAAAGATTTTTGACCAAAGTTCACTTCAAATTTATGACTTGTATCATTATGAATAGCTAAAGCTGCATATCTAGTTTCACTTGTACCAATTCCAGATATTGTATAATTTGTTCCATTAGCTGGGTCACCACTATATAAAAATGTATCATCTTTTCCAACCCATAATCTATCTGTATCTGCATCATAAGCAAATTGTAAAATAGTATCATTATCTATTGCAGTGCCAGTTTCTTCTCTTACAATATTTCCATTAAATCTTATGTCATCATCACCACCAGCATTTGGTTGCCAACCATACGAACCACTCTCAGTATCTAAACCTGGATATCTATTTGCTGCTGCCGTTAAATAAGATATTTGTGATTCATTACATATACCAAACATAAAATAATTATCATTAGAATGAGCTACAATTTTTACTTCCCAATAATATTTTCCTGATTTCATACCCAATGTACTTACACCAGTTCTCCATTGACTTGAAATTG